ACTTCAATTCCAAGAACACGAGTTGTACGTGCTCCACCGAATGTCTGTCCAACTCCATCAAGGTATGCTTGACGGTTTGCTTGTGTGCTACCAACAGGCTTAACGTTTCCGTAGTTCATAGCATCTGTGATTGCATCTGCAAGAGTACCATTGTTCTTTACGATACCTGCGAAAGCATCTGTACCAGCGTAGAACTTAAGATTGCTCTTTACTGCACGATACTTACGTGGCATTGCAAGAATGATCTTCTGCATTACGTCAGGTGTCCACTCGTTGTTGCTAACTGAAACAACTGCTTCGTGAGCATCTGTGGTTGCTCCGTATAGACCAGTGGTCTTAGTTACGAAACCTTCCATAATTCCAAGGAATGGATCAGAAGTTGCGACACCTTGACCGTTAATTGCAAGATCTTCGATATCGTTAGCGAATGCATTTGTCATCAAGCGAACTAGATGATCTTCAAGTGCTCCACCTTCAATATTGTCTTCAAGTGCTTCTGTTGATACTTCCCAGTCAAGACGAATCTTTGTTGTGGTAAGTTCAACCTTTGAGAATGTAGCACCTACGTTAATGTGTGATGCATCTCCTTGCTTTGCAGCACGGATAACACGCTCACCAACATTGACCTTCTCAAGTTCAATGCTGTTTGCTCTCATTGTAACCTTACGACCATCTTTAGCGAGAATTGTTGCATCCCACACGTAGTCGATGAAACGACGAGCCTGCTCTGGATTAAGGATACCGCCAGCAGTACCACTTGGGTTTACTGCGTTATTTCCAGTTATAGAACCCCAGTTTGCCTGGCTGTAAACAGCCATTTGGTCTGAGTCTGGATTGATGTAGTTACCATTGCGATCTGTGTAGTTAGTTCCAAATGGAGTCTTACCAGCATCAGTTGACACAATAGCACCTTCAGCGTTTGGTGTTCCGTAACCGCTACCTGGGTGGTTCTTTACGATATCTGTATTATTTTGTTCCGACATATTGTTCACATCCTAGTGATTTTTATATTAGTTGAATAGGTCGGTATTTGTGAGGAAACGACCGCCCCATAGGGATTTTTGAGTTGGCATTGCTGCAAACTCCTGCACGATCTCGCCTAGATCGCCAGACTTGCGGAAAGCAGTGTCTTGTTCGACAGCATCTACTCGCTTTCCAAACTCATTAAAGTTACCCTTAACTTCTTTTACCTCACTTGCTACAGACTTTACTTCACCTGTAACGGCTTCAAGGGACTTTGTAATTGCATCAACAGTTGTCTGCATAGACTTTACTGTTTCTGCGATGTTGCTCAAGGCATTAGTTAGAGAATCATTGATACCTGCTACAGCCTTAGCAATTTCTGCTGCTGGATCTGTAGTTGCATCAACTGACTTTTCTGCTTCTTCAGTTGCAGGAGTTTCTTCTTCTGCTCCTGCTTCTGCTACAGGTTCTGCTGGAGTTTCCTCTGCAGCAACCTCTGGTGTAGCCTCTGCTGTAGCCTCTGGAGCAACCTCAACATTTGTAACTTCTTCTGTTGTTGACCCTGTTAGATCAACAACTGTAGTTGTTTCTTCTGTCATAGGATTTTCCTCCTTTGTCATCTTAATTGTTCTAATGCCTTTTGCACTATCAACTAAGAACTTTACTGTTTCAACATTGTCTGTATCATTTTTTTCAACAAAACCAATGTTTTTCATTGTTGTACTGCATGATGGACAATTTTCTTCATTATCTGAAGATAGTCTAACGATGTCATCTGAATTACACCAGTATACGTTATCGACAACGGCCTTAGATAGATATCCACCAACCACATTTACACCATCTGACTTTTGAATAGATATAACATTTGCAAATTGATTAGCAGGATTATCTACAAGAGATAACTCATGCAATTCATACTCTTTGATCACTCTAACTGCTTTATCTAGTTTTTCATCAAAAGAGTCGTCTGACTTAGTGATGTTTCCACCAATTGAAAAACCAGTTAGTGTTCCGTCAAGAACCTTTTCCCAAGTGTCCTGTGCACCCTTTGAAACATAGGCTGACACATACACTCCGTTATAAAACTTTTTTGTTTCTGGATCAAAATATCTATCTTCTTTAAAAGAAACAATCTTACCAACTGCAAGGCTGGTATGCATTTCTCTTAGGTTTCCTCTAAACTTTTTAAATGCCTCAAGGCTTGCCTCTGTTGTAACGATATCATTTTGCTTGTCGATATTGTCTAATGTAGCAAAGCCAGAAACAATACGTCGTTCCTGATCTACCTTGCCAATAGGCATTGAAAATCTTACATTGTCGCCTTCAGTAACCCAATGGGCTTTATTAATTATCATATCAGACTAATTATATAATTAATTTATAGAAGTTTCTCAGTTATTGAGATGCTCTTCCTTCGCCCTGCGGATTTCTTCCAGAGATTGTAGATGGAGAGTCTGATTGATTATTTGACCTTTCAGAATCTCTTTCTCTGTTCCCTGAAATATTTGCCCTAGCATCCGCTGCTTCTCTTGATGACATAACAAATGGATCGTCCCCATCTTGTCTTTGTGGCAAATCTAGTTTTTCACGAGCCTCATTCGGTGTCATAACCTGAGTCTTCACATATCTTTCAAGAATCTGAGACTGTGCAATTTCATCTGTTAGTGTTAACTCATTGAATTTTAACTCTAAAATATCAGTTTTTTCACGAATAATTTTATTTACTATTTTTTCTAAATGTCTTTGTGCTGGCCTAGAAACCTGCTCCTTGAATGTTCTGTCTTGAGATAACGCTGCAGCGATTGCAGCAGAGTCAGAGCCACCCAGTTTAGAGATAGGTACCTGATGGGCTATCAAAATATCATCACGATTTTGCTTTCGGTATTCTTTAAATGATCCATCCTGAATACCGTTTTCAATTGGCTCCATCTTAAACTCAACCTTGTTTTGGTCTGTGTCTCCAGGAAGCGGGATATACAGGGTTCTATGATTTTGTCCACGCAGTCCTGTTTGAAGAAATCTAAACATTTTGTCTTCAGAATCTGCAGATAGTTTTGCACCCTTGGTTGTAATAACGTATCTTGGAACTGCCTTGTTTGAGAAGTAATCAATGTTATATTGTGAAGCAAGACTATCTCCAATAAGTGATGGGAGTGCAGATATTACATCTGGAACTCCATAATATGTATTCAAAGGCGAGTACTCACTTAAATGAATTATTTCATTTGGTCTTTTGTCATCAGTTACTGGATTTTGATTATTTGCTCCAAAGTTTCTAAAGTAAACAACCTTTTGTCCAATAAGTTGTACATATCCATCACGGAGTCTGCGAATACGAATAGTTGTTGATGGGATATGTCCGATATATCCGATTTCACCTGTAACGGTTCTGCCCACTTCTATATACCCATTTCCAGTTGCCTGGAGATCTGTATATACCTTTTCCATAATCTTTGTAAAACTATCGTCATCATTCAATGACTCAAGCCAGTCTCTGAGCATGATCTTTGCTCTTTCAATTCTTTTACGTGCTCTGTCTACCTTATCCTGATCTTCTGCCATTTCAAAATTAAGCATTGTTCTATCTGTAATGTCAAAACGATATCCTAGGCCAACAACATTTTCAACCTTAGCATCAATTGCTGCATGGTTTGAAAAAGATGTATCATAATAACTTGCCAATTCATATGGATTGTATGGTGGATTAATAACATCAAACATGCTATAGCCATTTCTAAATACTGTTCCTGGGTTTATAGCCTTTGACTGAGCACCCTGTCCAGTTGCTACTGCATTTGCAGAATCTAAATATTGTGGATCCTCTGAAGCAACTGCTTTTGCCATGCTTCTTGTAACTCTTCTTTTAAAGTTTGCATTAATTCCAGAATAATCTTTTAACTTTTCCCAATTTTTTTGAAATGGGTCTGAGTTCTTAAAAATGCTTTCTTCAGGTTCTTGAGTATTTATTCTTGCTTGAATATACTCAAATCTATCTTCAGTCATCAAAACCTTCCTTGCCATACTTATTATAGGTTTGTTGTGCTGCATGCCATGCACCTAAGTCATTCATTGATGGGATCAGACCGTTTGCCATTCTATCTTTTTGCTCTGAATACTCTTCTTCACTAACTCTATTTAGTCCAGCAACAAAAACGGCTTCTCCATCACCTTCATCTCCATAGTGTATTGCAGCCTTTTTAAGTTCTGCTATCTTGGATAGATCCCCTCGCATTGATGGAATGTTGAGTACACTTCCTTCTCCATCTGTAAACCACTTACCAGTAGACTTCTTATATACATAAAGACCCCAGTCGTAGTCCTTGCCAATTACCTTTTTACGGACATTTCCTACTATTGGTTTACCAGTTTTTTGATTTATTAAAGGATTCATAACCATAAGTATACCAGATTATAGGGCTGTGCCTACAAAGTTTAGCCACGAGGTTTCTTTTCTTATAGCCATTGAGTCAATATCTATACCTATACCTTCATTATCATCTATAATTATCTTATTTGTTCCAGTGTAAGTCTTATAAATTGACGATGGGTCTATTGAAAATGAACCCTGATCTCCAATAATTAGTACATCGTTCCAGATAAAGTTATTAAACCAGTAAGACCAGTCATATGTGTTTCCACCCTCTTCTTTTACTTCTTGCCAAAGTCTAAATTTTGTACCTTGGATCTCTTGTAAATATGTTGATTTGTAAAAAGAGACATTGTTAAAAAGCAATGGGCTAGTTATATTTATATATCCCGTATGTGAGTCTAAGTTTAGTGATGGAAGAAATGCAATGCCTAGAACATTCCATTCTTTTGCTGATATTGTTGGATTTGTTGTTATGTTACCATTTAAATAAAATGCTACTCCCTGATTGATTGAGTTGGTTTCTTCATCTCTAATATATACTTTTGCCGTATTAGCAGAAGCATTAACTGTACGGGCGCATACTAACTTAGTACCACCTTTATATAAGATTTTAAATAAAACAAATTCTTGGTTTGTAGGGAAAGAGTTTTTATCATAATACATCCAAGACTGTACGGCGCCAACCTTATAGTCAGAGCCTTTAGAAGTATTCATTGGAATTGACAAACCAATGTCGTCTCTTTCAATAAAATCTCTATACATTTTAATTCCACTATTTTTGGTTAAATAAAGGTATGGGGTTGTGCCTTTATATATAGAGAATGGATTCTTGGCTTTGTGATTATAATAAAATCCTGTTTTTGTATAAGGATATATTTCGTTACCAAACCTTGTTCCTACTTTATTAAAAGAATTATTATCAAATGCTTGAGATGCAAACTCTATACGCCTTAATTCAACATCTTTTGTAAGTGATGCTGGTATATCAAACACTGCTGTATACGTCATTCCTATTTCTTCAAAGTCAACATCTTCTCGTGGGTAAATAATTGTATTATCCAAAACTCTAAACTTTGTTGTTCTCCAGTTTGGATATTCGTTTAAGTCTAATATTTTTGAATTAGTTACATCTACCTCTATTGCAAAATCTCTTAAATTCTTACTTGTACCTTCTGAAATAAACTGAAAAGTCACATACATCTTAATTAAATCAAAGTTAGACGAGTCTGGAAGGTTAGCATTAAACTGGATAAAGTCTAAATCATATACCTTATTACCTTCTTTATCTAAAGTATATTGTGCAAAATAGGTAAGAGGAACATAGTCTTTCCATTCTCCATATGTAGCGATGTCAAGTTTATATTGGTCGTTAATAATATATGGCCTTAGTCCATATGAAGCACCTCTATCAATTAAGTCTGCAATACGATTACCAAGACCATTCCATAGCGGAAAACCTTGCCAAGAAAAATAAGCATCTCTTGCTAAGCCATTTGGGTTAGTCTCTGAATTGACAGAATCATTTAGATCGTAGGTGTGATAAATGCTATCAATGAAAAATCCATATATTTTGCCTTTAAATGTATGTGTTGGATCATTGTCGCCACCGACATACATCTTTAATAAACTTGGATTAGAAAAGAATGATCTTAAACTTGATATTGTTGAGAATTCATTATAAAAAGATGTACTCATCATGTTGTCAATTTTAAGACCAACCATATTAGGTTGGTGCAGGTGTATTTTATAATCATAAACAGCAGTCCAGGTAAAGTTTTCTATATCAAACCCTAAATAGGCCCTTCCATCTTTAATATAACATGTAAAGTATGATCCATCTACGGTATTATAAACCTTAAGCAATGTTTGTTCTGTTGTTAAATCATCTGCAGTAAATACTACATATATTGCATTAATAGGATCAGATAAAAATCCATACTGATTATAGTTTATGTAGCAATGCTTATTGTCCCACGAAGAATTTGGTCTAAAAGATAATGACTCATACCCGCTAGAGTAAAGCCTATCTGAATTTATAGTAGCAATAGATGGGCTATCGTGCTGGGCGCCAGTCCATGAGCAAACGGCTTCATGTCTTGGATTAAAATTATTGGCACTGCCATCAAAATATGGAATTCCTTCACCAGTAAAATTACTTGTTTGTTGATAAAGCATTGCACGGCCTAATTGCCATGTTTGACCCATCGATGGGAAAACTGGTCCAAATGTTACATATCCAACTTTAACTGGAAATGTAAATGATGTAAAACTAAAACTAAAATCTTTCCATCCATCAGATGGACTCAAAACTGGGGTTTCTGCAAAAAAATTACCGATAAGTTGGCCACTAATAGTAAAAATACCAACATATGCTCTAAAAGACATCGGGAACGAAACTGCTTTAAAAGTTCCTTGAACCATAATTGTTTTATTTGCTTCCATTGGAAAGTATCCATTGTTGTCTGGAACCGTATAGATACCCGTCCAAAAAGCGTTTCCATTTGCAACAATTTGTGCGTATGGTCCGTTGTTTACACCGCCAGAAGAAAATCTAGACCAGGAGGATCCAGCCATTCCTATCCAATATCCTGGGTCTGGCCACTGAGAAAATGATGGATTTTCTATGAAATTTGTATAAGTATATCTAAGTTGTGTTGAATTTGTATTGTCTTCGTAAAGTTGTTCCAGACTTTTGTCTTGTAAAAAGATTTGTGGAATTTTATAGTCTGGAGTGGTAATACTATTTTTTGTTACTTTTAGATTGTTATAAGTTCCTTGCTCCCATGATGCAAAATCTGGATAAGAGTAATTTGCGGTATAGTCTGCGAATGGGTAGTCTATTGCAACAGATTCTCCATTATATGATGAATTTATTGAGTCTACAGAAGATACTGCTTGTGCATAAACCATTTTTCTTTTTGCCAATGCTTGAGAAACTGAATATGGATAAATGGCAACACAGTCAATCTCTATTGGAGATATGTCAGAATACGCATAAAATCCTAGCCAGTCCTGATCCTTGCCATTGACATCAAACTTATCTGGCAATGTTAATTTTGAAACATCTATATCTATAGAAATAACTTCTTCTGAGTTTAAAAGAACTGTTGCTTTATTTTTAATAATACGAATATTTATAAGCATTGGCCTTGACCAGTCGCTGATAAAATGCGTTTTATAGTCATCTCCAATTCTCAAAGTCATATAACCATTTTCAACATATAGACCATCTAAAGAAGATATTGGTCCAAAAATTCTTTTGGCAGTATTACTTTCACAACTAATCTTTGTCCAGAATTCAACTGTAAAGTCTTGATACCTTCCTATATTATTTAAAAACCCTTTTCCTGGAACTATTAAAGATGGCATTCCTTCCGAATTAGGATATACCTTTGTTGTGTTATATGCTCCATATACGAGTGGAACCCCAGAGTTTCTTGCCATTAAAGAATTATTCTTAATTAGGTAGTATCCATTATCTATACCAGATCCATACGAGAATGCCTCAACACCACTACCTTGTGGTAATGCTATAGATGATGGAATATTTATTGCTTGAGTGCCCAGAGAAATTGCACTTGTTTGTTCTGCTTTTTGGCCAATAGTAATTCCATTAACGTATACACTATAGTCTGATGCAGAACTACCACCTGATGCAAATACAAAATCTATTCTTACTCTGGCCATAGAGTTGTGGACAGTGGTTGGCAAAGTTATTACATCAGACAAATAGTTCCATTTTTGATTTTCAAAACTATTAAAAGTTTTTGTTAGGCTAAGTAGTTGACCTGGATTGTTAGGATTAACATATATAATTTTTAAATCTATTGAAGTTAAAAATGCTGTATCTGGAAAAATGTAAGCACCTATAGATATTGTTCCGTCATTTGTATAATCTAAAGAGTTCATGTTAAATAATTCAGGACTTACTACAATTGAAGTTTTAGGAAAAGTTCCTGGAAAAGTAGGAGTAATGAGATTTGTAACACTTTCAACGAAAGGCTCTTTAATTACAGAAGCAATGGAAGATGAGCATTCTGAAAAAAGCCAAGAAGGACCAGATATATTTCTTTGTGATTCTGAAATTAAAGAAATATAGTCTGATTGATCATCTAAAGACCACATAGCAGTTGGATGCTCTGCAAAAATCTTTTCAGCATATAGATTAGATGGGGTATACATTATTCTCCTATCCCACTATTATAGCAGGAGAAAAGGTTAGTATAGTTTAATTTCACAAGCATCTGTTGAACAGTATGCTTCTCCTTGTGCCTCAAGATTTTCTATACCATCATAAATAGCAGACCAGTCAATCTTGCCAATCTTTCCTACATATGAGTTATATTCTTCTCTTGTAATTTCTGTATATGGCTGTTGAGGATAAGTCTTATTTCCCATTGGTAAGAATGAAACTGCCTTTAGTTGTCCCTCGTACATATTTAGTGCTGGAGCAACAAACTTCTTCTCTGTTTCTTTATCAAATGATAATGTTACAGAAACTCCATTGTCAGACCAGTACTTTTGAGTAGTTGCTGCAAGACCAATTTTTTCAAATAGGCTCACATGCTTTTCAGAACGCTTATGTCCTGATGCAACTGGGAAATAAACAACAGATGTATTTGCTG